AACGCCTGGATGGGTGTCTGGAGTGGCACGGTTACGGTTGACGGTACCACCGGCCTGCCGACCAGCACGATCAACCCGGTTGACTATGCGGTGACGCAGTTTACTGGCGGCAAACCGTTTTTGGTTAGCCTCGATAAAGTCGGCAACCCGCTTCAGTTCAAAGACTACGTTGAGGACATCAACTTGGTGGACACCGACTTCCAGGACAAACCGGTCACCACGTTCATCGACACCGGTTGGGAAGCGACCACCCGGGCGTTTACGTTTGGCGACCAGATGACATCGAAGGACGTTGAGTTTGCCGAGTTCGAGTTTGACCGGTCGAACGCCACACTCGACATCGGCGTAATTCTGGACGGCAGCGAGACCACGAACCTGGCGGACGAACTGCTAACCGGAACCGGGGTGTTTCGTTTAGGCACTCCCCCAACGGTTAGTCACCCAACGATTCCGTTCACACTCGGATCTCCGTTATTGAAGAGGTTCCGCTACTCGATGACGCAGTACCCGGAGTTCCGAGAGTTACAATTTAATTTCAAGCAATCCGCCCAGGCGGGTAGCGACAGCAAGTATCTCGCATTGCGATCTATCCATGCGGGCGGGTTTCTTAACAGTGTGGGGGTGGAAGCGTGACCTATGACGAGAAAGTGCATGAAGCGATGAGATTGTGTGCTAACGGAAACGCGGAAGCTTGGGGGTATCTTGCGATAATCGCCCGGTCATCACGGTTAATTGACGATCTGGTCGATGAACCTAAGAAGTGGGTGCGTGATAACAGTTACAACCTGGCGCAGTTGTTATTGGTCGATCTGCCGAGCAATGCGTTTTTTCACGCAAACAAGTCGGCGTTATTGCCGTTACATGTGACCAGTCTAAATGCGTGGATCGATTCAAACGACTGGATGGACAAAGACAAAACGAGAAAAAATTATGCTTTAGTGATACGCGACCAATTGACCGAATTGGCGTTGCTGGTTGCGTACATCACTGGGGGGAACGAACACATGCGAAACATTAGTTTAAAAATTCGGGAGTTATTCTTGAAGGAGGAATTTTAGTTATGGGAATGTATTCATCAGACCCACCCGATGCCCCAAATATTGCCGGGGCAAACGAGGCGGGAGTATGGGCGGATGCCGAGACGCTTGGTATTCGTAAATTGATTGCCAACGCAGCAAAGTTCGGAAAATCGATTGACGTTAAAGTGCCAATTTTTGATTCGGAAGGAAACAAGACCGGGTTTAAAGATGTCACCTACGACTTCAAAGGCTACTCAGACGCGGACGCTACTCGGGAAGAGATGGAGTTCGGTGCTGAGGCCGCCGACTTCATGACCAAGGCGATGTTGGACGTTCAGCAGAAGTACGGCAAAGATTTCGTCAAGCAACGCATCGAGGAACTTAAAGCCGCTGACCCGACTGGGTACGAAGTTCGTGAGATGCTGGGCGAATCAGCGAAAGCCGATCTTGAACGGGGAACCGAGTTGTCGCCTGACATGGCGCGTCAGGTTACCCAGCAGGAACGAGCCGCGCAGGCGGCCCGGGGGAACATCTACGGCAGCGCACCGGCAGCCGCTGAAGCGATGACACTTGGTGATGCCGGTTTCCGAATGCGTCAACAACGCCTGGCGAACGCCGCCAGTTTCTTGAGCGGATCAACGCCGGTCGCCCAGTTCGGTCAGATTAGTGGGGCGCAAGCTGGGGCGAGTCCGTTCAACCCGATGGGCATTCAATCTGGTATCAGTGTCAATCCCAACGCTGGGGCGCAAGGCCAGCAGTTCGCCATGAACACTTACAACCAGAAGATGAATTATGCGGCACAGCAGCAACCGATTGGGGCGCAATTGCTGGGGATGGCAACCGGAGTGGCGAGCGGTAAAATCTCAGATAAGTTACTTTCATGCCACGTTGCCCGAGAGGTGTTTGGGGCGGACAACCCGGAGTGGTTAATGTTCTACGACTGGAAAGAATTAAAAGCACCGGGGTGGTTCCGTAAATTATACAACAAGTTCAGCGTACAAGTGGCTAAATTTATTAGCGACAAACCTAAACTGAAAAACATCATCCGGGGATGGATGAGGAGTAAGATATGAGCGCAGGATCAGCATTTGCGAGTGGAGTTAGATCGGGCCAGGCGATCTGGAATAGTGCCGTCAACAGTGCGATGGCGGGCAAGCGTCTGGACATGCTTAAAACGCAGTTTCAGTTCGAGCAAGCGCAGCGGAAGAAAGCACTAGACAACGAGTTGGCATCGGAAAGCACGTTTGACAAGTTCACGGAATATCTTGCTGCCGCATCCTCATCGGGTGAAATCAACTTTTCTACCCCCGAAGGTCGGGAAATGTATTCAGATCTAAAAAGCTCGGTTGAGCCAAACATCAGTCGAGACCCGGCTACTTGGAAGCGATACGAAGCGTTCTCGAAAGAGTTCGAGAATAAAGAAGGTTATCCTGTTTTTAAGGCGCATGAACGCACAATTCTCAACATCGGGGTGACCTGGGATCAGTACAACCCGGGAATGCCGCGCCCACAAATCAAAGATCCGAAAACTGGTGAGTTGGTTGATAACACCAACAAGATGGACGAGGATAACTACAGTCGGGAGATTGAGCGTAAACAACGAGAAGCCGATTTAAAATACGGTGGTGGCGGCATGTCGCAATTTTACGGTTCCAAACCAAGCGAACTTTCTCCGGGGGTACGAGAGAGGTACATCATCGATAGAAATAATTTTTTCGATAAAGCGACAGCAACGAAAGACAACGAGCAGATTGTCGAAGCATCTTATGTGTGGAGTGACTCACCGAGTCAAAGCGAGTCGGAAAGTCTGGATAAATACAAATTTACGACTGAACGGTTGAGCGAGTTGTCGAATTTGCTGAAGAACGAAAATACCGGCCCGATGGTTGGGTTCTGGCGGCAGTTTAAATCTGGGTTGGGTTTTGATGACAAAGCACTGTTGATCAAAGCGCAGATCACCAAGATCATCCCCGGATTGGCGCGGGGGGTGTTTGGTGAGGTGGGCGTTTTGACCGACCAGGATGTTGCCATGTATGCCAGAACGATTGGCAATTTGAACACCCCGGAAGAGGTAAACAAAGCACTTACCGAAGCTGCGATGGACATGGTGGCGCGTGGGTTTGAAAACAAACTGTCCACGTTGGCGAAAAGCAGGAAGAACGTCTCGGGTTACCTCGATCAACTCAAAGACGTAAAGAAGCAAAGCCAAGCACTTCTCGGAGTCGAAGACGAGGAACCAGCAGTAATTGAAGTCGAAAGTTTTGGCGATTCGGGCGTTGAACTTGATGCCGATCAAGCGGCAGCCGCACGGGCGGCAGCAGGCCCGGACGGTCGGGTGAAAGTACGCATGGCAGGCACCGATCAATATAAAGAGATCAACGTCAATCCTCCGACCGAGGAGACACCTCCTTCGCCAACATCAGAACCGGTTGTTGCGCCTATGCCGAGACCCGACAAACCGATTGAAGACTTCAGCGTGTGGAGTGGCAAACACCTGGAAGACTTCCCCCCGCTTGACGAAGCTGAGACCAAGAAAGCTTCCGCCAACCGTAGGAAGTGGGAAGCGCGGATCGAGTTGTATGAAACTCGACTTGCCGAGTTGGTCGCTGAAAAGCGCGGTAGAATTAGTCAAACTGCTGACGAGAAAAAACTGAGGAAGAGAATTGCTGAAGCGGAAGCTGAGTTGAAAAAGTTGTAATGCCTGAAACATTCAAGTTTGTTGAAGATCGGTTTACGCCGCCCGCTCCGCTGCCATCGACTACTCAAGACACCAGCAAGCTTGAGACGTTTAATTTCATTGACGAACTTGAACCGGTTCAGCCAGCACCGGAGGTCGAGGAGTTCGAGGAGATGGTCACCGAATTTGATCGTGACGGCAAAGAAGTATCTCTCCCGGTTTACGATGACGCGGGCAAACGACTTTACCGTCCGAAGTATGCACCAGAGATAAACGACAAAGGCGAAACAGTCGGCAGGATGACTCACGATGAGCGTGGGGTGATGACCTACGACGAGTGGCTTAAACAGAAGAACGAAGGCGATGTCGATTGGTGGGAGGTGGCGACAGGTGCGGTAAAACATCTTGCGGGAGGCTTCACGAAAATCCCCGGTAAGATAAAAGAAGAAGGCGTACTGGAAGCATCAGCGAATATCCCGGAGTCGTTCCTCGCCGCCATGGAAGGCGTGAGGATGATAGGCGGGGGTGCGGGCCGACTTCTCGCAAAACCGTTCCGCACCGAGGAGGAAGAGAACAAAGCCGAATACAACGCTTACGCGGAGTTCGGTGATCAGATATTCCGCCAGTTGGAATTACGGAAGTCGCGCATGGGCGATGTGGCGAGGATGTTTGGCGCGAAAGAGTTGGCCGAGGTGTACGATGACGGCATCGA